CATACAGAAGCATCACTACCGTTACCTAAAGTAAATCCTGTAGCTCCTACAAAATATGCCCAGAGTGCTTCTTCTACAGCATGCTGTGGATTTCCAGTTATAGAAGCACTTGGCTCCCATAAAGTTGTGTCAGAGCCCGCAGGCACTGCTCCAAAAGGTCTCATATAAGTTGAAAAACTCCATTCAGCTGGCGCATAAGAATCAGTGAACATTTGTCTTGCTCTTCTACTCTTATTATTTGAATCAGCCATCTCATTAAGAGTTACTTCACTTGTATTTGTACCTTGAGAGAAACTAAAGCCGTCTAATACTGGTATTTCCCAACCTGTAGTTGTGGATCCAGTCGGTGTTAGATAGACTTTGGTATCTCGACTAAAATAAAATGTATCTGCCATTTTAATTTTCTCCTAATTTAATGAAAAGAGCTTTGGCGAAGACTTTAGTCTGCCGTGGCTGTTTTCCTTTTTAATATTGAACCGTGCAAATAATTTCACCGATCCCATATGGTTCTAAAACTCCTTCGTCAGTATCTATACTAACAATTGTTGTTTGTATAGTAGCAACATTATTCCCTAAGTTATCAACATAGGTTAAAGGATTATTAACCTCTAAAACAGTTTCGACATCTTCTAATAATTGTTCTAATGCTTCAACTGAATCTTCATCATGTACATAACATCTAAATGTTATAGTAAGAAATCTAAATTTTTCTCCTCCTCCTAAATATTCTCTGGTTTCACTTCCAGCATTTAAATGAACTGCTGGAAATTCTGTTATTTCATCCCAGAATTTTAGTCGAGGGGACACATCATGAATAGCGGTTAAAAATGCTCCAGTACCGTCAACTTCTTCTAATTTTGTTACAAAAGCATTTACAATGGCACTTCTTCTCGTTGTATGGTCTCTTTCTGCCATTATACTCTCCTTGTTTTAATAAACTTTTTGCCCATTATATCTCGGGCAATTTCTCTAACACTTTCTCCTATTATTTTTCTTGGATCTCTGTAAGTGCTTCCTTGTCGTCCTCCGGGCTCAAAAGTCTCATATGGGTTTCTCATATAAGTATATTCTATTTCAACTCCACCCCTTTTTCCTACTATAGCTTTTGTAACTCTTGCGCTATTTCTAAATCTTCCTGTTCTATTTCGTAAAGCGGGTGGATGCATTCTTTTTAGTATTTCTTCTGATAGACCTACATTTAAGAGTTCTATTAGAGCTACTGGACTTTGTATTGCTCTTTGTTGAGCTGCTTTTTTTGCTCCACCTTTTGCTCCTCTTGCTTTTCTATTTTTAACTATCCCAGAAGAGCCAGCACCTCTTGTTCTGCTTTTTGCTGTATTCTTTTTCTTATCAGCTTTTGCAAGAAGTTGTTTATTTATTTTGTATCTTTTGTCTAATTTTCCGCCCTTTGTAAATACTGCGGCAAATGCTCCAGCTCCATACTTTACAAATGCTTCATCTATAGGCTCACTTGCTGCAAAAAGTTTTTTTAACTCTGAGAACGATGCTTTTCTTACATGCTTTAAAATATCTCTTAAAAATTGTTTACTTTTTATCCAGTCTTGAAAAGCTTTTCTAATTACATTATCAACTTTTCTTGAATTTGCTGGAACTGTACTACCTGGCACATATTTTTGTCCTAAAGTTATTGTTGCCTCTCCTTGCCAAAGGTCATTAATTCCTTCTATACTTCTATCTTTTTTCATGGCATTTGTAAGATTAAAATTTAAATCTAACCAATCGTATATTGCAGCCTCTATATAACTCAAATAAGCATCTTTCGGAGCTTTTCTAACAGCATCTGCTATAGCATCTAGAACTTCTTTTTGGGCTTTTAGTCCTCTAATCTTTTTAGAGGCTTTTTCTGCGTCTTCTCCTGCATCAACATATGCTTGCCCTGTTCCTCCCTGATCTCCATGCTCCAAAACCAAACCTCCTGTTTCGTTTCTTTTTCTTACATCTTCAACAAACTCTCCTTGAGAGGTGAACATTTCTTCTAACTTCTCCACGATAACTTTTGTTGTTGCACCTTCGAAATCTACTGGGCCATGTCCTTCTGTAGCTATAAAGTTTGGGTTTACATGCCAATAAAAAGAAATTATTTTATTAGTTGGTTTTTCTGCATAATATATTTCTATTTCTCTTGTTTTTGCGCCTTGTAATTCTTTTTTTAACCAATTTAATATTTTTTCATTAAGAAAATTTACTTGTTGTACTCCATCATCTCCTTCTCTCTTTCTTAATTGAGTATTGAGTTGTAAATCTAATCTATCCACATCTACTGAAAGCTTACCCCAGGAAACTAAAGGAGTTCCTCTTTTTTTACTCTTTTTCTTTTCTAAGTATCTTTTCCAAGCTACTTCTCTTATGCCTTTTGCCATTAAATAACTACTCTATATAAATCAAGTACTCTTTTTATATGGTCTGGAAAATCTGTACTTCCTCTTAAGCCTGCACTTCCTTGGTTTTGCATTGTTGCTCCAGCTAAAGTTCTTTGAGTTTTATGCTCATTTCTTAAGTAATAATTAACAAGGTCAAAAATTGCTAATTTTAGATCATTTGGAGTAGCGCTGTATCCAGCATTATAAGTTACTTTAACTGCTCCCATTCCTTTTGGAAATGCTCTACGAGTTCCCTCTTTATTTGTTCTTATGATTGCATCTGCTGTGCTATCAAAATAATATTCATAATCTGTTGTTGTTAGTGCAGTATAAGAACCTGAGTATGAAGTTCTTTCTGCTACTTCGTCGATTGTCGTTACTGGACATTCGCTCAATATTACAGTATTTGTTGTAGTGTCTTCTATGTTAAAATATTCTATCTTATCTGTACTGTAATAATCTATAAAACTTGTTCCGCAGTAATTTTTTACTAAATCACTGACCTGAGGCACAATAACAGCAAGACGCTGGTCATCTTTGTTTCCAGTCATTCCCTCTGCATTTTTGTATTCTTGTACTGTTATTAAATCTGCCATAATTAAAAAGTGGTGGGTTTAAGGTAACCCACCAAAACCATAAGCTTAAAATTAAGCTGCTTTATACATTTGTGCCCATTTTGCTGTTGCACCGTCGATTAGCTCTGAGAAACCAATTCTTTGAGAAGCCACTAAGACTCTTCTTTGATTGATTACTTCGTAATCTGACTCAACTGTTACACCTCTTAATCTAGGTAACACAAAGTTTCTTGGATTAATTGCTACAGCACCAAAAGTAGCTGCTGCTTTAGTAGCGAACTCGTCACATAATAGTACTCTTGAACCGAATACTTGGCCAATTTCACCACTTAACTTAGTAGCTAAATCACCAGCTAAGTTAACATCCTGGAATTCACCATCTTCTAGTAGATCATAGTACACATCTTGTGATACGATATAAACTACATCCGCTGGATTCACACCATATTTACCCATATTCTTTCTTAGAGCAAGCAATGCATTACTATCAATAGTATCTGTTGCTGCATAAGAACCACTTGGTTGTGTATAGTGAGGACTTGACTCAGTTCTTGCTAAGTGTAGAAGGCCTTCAAAAGATGCACCTGAAGTACCAAAAGCACCATCAGCATCATCACCAGCTAAGATAGCATTTTCGATTGCTCTAGCGTGTGATCTTACCATTGATTCTCTAATTAAAGGAAGAATTGGTAATACTGCATCTTCTTCAGTCTCATTACCTAAGAATGATTGTGAGATAAGTTTTTTAGTTGAAAGAACTACCTCATTCATAGTAACACCAGCATCATCACCATAAGATGCAGATCTCATATCTAAGTTATCGTTTGCTACAGCAGAACCTGAAGTAAACTCAGCATAACCTGAATCTGGTAAGATTGGTATTATTGTGTTAGCAGAAGTCATTGGAATTTCTCTAAATAGAGGGGCTAATACCAATTCGTTCTGGATATCTCTTTCAATGTTTGTTGAAACAACTTGCTCAAAGTCAGCTGATGAAACTTGAACACCTGAATGAGTGTTAACTTTTTCCATCACGCCTTTTGCTACATCATTGTTCCAGCCTTTACCAGTAGCTAAACCAGCAAATTTTGCATCAAGAATATCTTGTTCAAAAGCTTTTTTCCAGTCGCCTTGACCTTGTCTGTCGCTGAAATGTCTTTTTGACTCTCTGATTTTCATAATTTCTTCTGATTTTTCAGAAAGTTGAGATTCTAAAGTTTTTACAGTTTCTTCTAGTTTAGTAAAGTCTTCTTTCACTCTGCCTTCAACGTCATTCATTAGTCTTTCTGCACCTGTTAGGCCAGCTTCAACTATAGTTTTAGTTTTTTCCTGATCGGCTTCTTCGTTAGCTTTTTGAACTTCAGCTTCTTCAGCAGCCTTTTGAGCAGCTTCTTCAGCAGCCTTCTGTTCTGCAGCCTTCTGTTCTGCTTGCTTCATAGCAATTGAAGTAGCTGTATCTTCAGCCACTTTCTTTGCAAAAGCTTCTAGATCGAAGTTGCTTTCAGGAGATTGTTTTTCATTTGACATATTTGTCTCCATATTATGGGATTCCTCCCGTCCTGGCTGCTCAATCTTCACAGCGTCTGCTGATTCACTTGAGTTAGCCTTGTAAAAAGTTTGCTTATACTTATTGTAATCTTCCATGCTATCAAAAGACTTTGATAATCCAAAGGTTGCCCCTTGGTTACAAGGTACTGATACAACAGAAACTTCAAAAAGTTCAGCGTCCTTTATTTTATATCCGTCGGTTTCTGTCATATAATCAGCATCCTTGACTTTGAAACCAACAGAAAAAGCTCCAAGGACACCGTCTTTAATTAATTGAGTTACTTCACCGGCAGCTTTAGATATCTTTGCAGATATTTCTAAACCGTTGTCTGTAACTTGTAAATCTTTTGCACGACCAATAGGTTTGTCGTAGTTGTGATTAAATAGAATTATTGGATTATTTTTGAAATTCTCTAATCCACCTTTAGTCCAAGCATCGCTTTCGATTATATCTCCAGCTCTGTCAAGACCGTTGGTACTTGCTGATCCTTTAATTTCAACACCACCATCGTCAGTATCTCCTAATGATTTAAAAGTGCTTGTCCAGTGATAAATTTTATTCGACATCTTTCTTCTCCACTTTTTTCTTAGGCGCTGCTTTAGGCTTTTCTTCTTTAACAACTGGTGTTAATGTAACAGGGTACCATTTATTCATTGCTGCAATAACTCTCTTCCAAGAGCCTAATTGCCTTTTAACATAAATTGCTTTAACAGGAGCTTCTTGACCGTATGATTTATACTCTGATAAGGTCATGGTTTCTACGCCTTTGCTCGTAAAAAACTCTGATAAAGCTTTTAACATTTTATCTTTTGTCATATTTATTCCTCGTTATCTACAGGCTCTGTAGGCCTGCCGCCTTGTTCTGGATTTGCTGCTGAACCTGCTATATTTGCTGGTACTCTTGGCTCATCAAATCCATTCACAGGATCTTTGCCTAATGCATCTCTTGCTTCATTTGGACTTATAATTCCAGTATTTACTAAAGTTGCATAATAAGCTGCTTGATCTCTTAATTCGGGTTGTAAGGCAGGTATCCCTGTTACGTCCTCTGTAATTGAGAAACCAAAAAATCTTTCCAAAGCATATCCTATTTTTCTTACTATTGGTAGTATTGTTTCTAAATAGTATAGTCTATGATTTGGTCGTATGTTTGCATTATTACCGCCATCCATTAGGATTGGTGGTATCCCCATTGCTTCAAGAATAATTTTTTCATTTGACTTGATTGCTTCTTGGAAATCTAAATCTTTAAAATTAATCTCTGTTAAATTTTCTACCTCTAGTCCTCCATCTAAAAATAGTGGTCTTCTACCACCTGATTGAGGATTATATCGTGCCACCCATGCTTGTAACATTCTTTCTTTAATTTTCTCTGAAAGAGTGTTTGGGCTTTTTAATACTAATCCAGGTACTGCTCCATTTTTAAAGAAGTTGTCTTGAAAGTTTCTCATACTTAACAAGAGCTTCATTGTTCTAAATGCTGGTTTTAATCTTGGAGTTCCTCTGTATATGGAGTTAAAACTGTTTTCTTTAATATGTATAATTTCATCTACGCTGTAATCTATACTATTTTCATAAGTATATTTTTCTACGTAAGTTGATGCATCAGTATGTATTCTAACCTTGTCTGCAGGTAAGTGGTATAAATGTGCACCATCAAAATAGATAAATATATTTCCATCAATAAGTAAATCTATTATAAGATTTCTTTTAAATGTACTAATATCTTGAAAAGGGTTTGGTTCATAGTTAAGTAAAGATTCTACTCTAACTTTTCTAATATTTTTAATGACATTTAATGTAGAATTTTTCTTTTCTCCTATTGAGTATGGAATCTCTGCAACATCATCTACAATCATATTTACGGATCTATTTACAATTTCGAGTTGTTCATAGGCTTGTTTGTAATTATGTATATTTTCTGTAGAGTCAACAGTTAGCCCCTGATCTCGGGAAATAACATATTGTGCGGGATTAAGTTTTTCTTCTCTATTTATCCCTAAAAATCTATCATACCATGCCATGTTTATCTCTCTGTTTCTCGACCCATCGTTTTTGTTTCTCTGCATGTATCAACTTGGGTCGTTTACCGTAAATTGAATGTAATTTCATGTGGTGTGTATGGCAGAGGGTAACAGTATCGTTGTACAACTCTTTACTGTGTTCATCAATAAACTGCTTACGAATTTCTAGTATGTCTTGCTCGTTCTCAATAGTAATTTTATTCTTTCTTATCCAAGTTTCTAGTAATTCTGTAAGACCGTAATAATGATGAAAATCTAAATTCGCAGCATCTCCACAAATATAACAGCTATCAGCCTTGTTATATTGTGATTTTGCCTTGTCTCTAATATATTTAACTAAATCTCTTTTGAAATTCATATTTCTACTCTTAATAAGAATTATACCAAAAATACACATCAAGTGTCAAGAACTGTTTTTCGTTGGTGTTATTAGAATGTGGTAATTGAAGTTTCGAATGTATATAAGGCATATCGCATAGCATCAGCCATATGCGATGCCATCGTATGTTTTGGTTTTTCTTTCATTAAATTTGGGTTAGGATCCCATTGATATTGGTCTAAAGAAATGAGGGACTCTTTGCATTCCTGATGTACTATGAGATCGTCATTATCAACGATCCCTCCTACATGACCGATTCCGTCTAATACGGATTTTTTCGCATTGATAGTAGTTATATCATAATTTTGTGCGAAATCAAATCTGGTTTGTTGAGCTGCTGAATCAATGTAAATATAGTCAATATCCCATTTTTCCATTAATTTTCGAATCTCTATAGCGTGTTGTTCTGTAGTTCTTTCAGCATCCATGTATTCATCTAATAAGTAATATTTCTTCGCATCCCAGTCGTATGCAAGAACACAAAAAGCTGTTGGATCTTTATAACCTACGTCAAGCCCCGCGAATATGTCCATTTGTGAAGTATCTATTTGACTTAAATCTGCTATACATTCTTCATGATTAAATGCCCATACTTGACCTTCATAAACATTGAAATCTGCCATATACTCTTGTGCAAACTCACTCGCAGACATTGTTTTCTTTGCTTCCTTAATATCATCTTCAGAAACACGAGGATTTTCATGCCAAGTTGCTTTTATACTGCACCACTCTGGAAACTCA